TGACAAGTTTATGTGTGACATCGAATTCTTATCACCTAAACTTAGACAGTAGGCATATACCCCTTGCATGCCGTTGGCTTCTATGTTCATGTTTAAACAGAAATAATTCGTAAAGTGTGGTTCAAATGCAAAAACTTGAGTAGGTCTAGTTTTATTCCAGTTGTCTCGATGAGTTGCTTTACGTTTTTCATGTTCAACTTTACGTGCCTTGGCCCAGCCAGCTACAGTGTACAGACCAATATTAGCACCTATGTCGTATAATATGTCTCCAGCTTGTATGGTATCTAACCATTCTAAAGTTTCTGGTTCTTTTGTTTCTATTCTTGTGACTCTGCTGTGAACGTAACTTGGAAATTTTGGAATATTAACAAACAGCACTTCTTTACCAAAAACTCTATGCTTGTAATAAAAATCGTTAAAATTTACTCTAGCTTTAACCATCGACCGCCATACTATTCTCGGGTGACGTGGGTATTTCCTGTCTTGTTCAGACACATTCTATACTACAAGTTTTGGTTTATTAGGTGTGGCAATAGATGATGTACCTTTTATATATTGATCAGAGGCATGTTTGTTTGCTTTGCTGTACACTACGATTGTGTCTCTGTTTATTTTTTGCACATGATTCATATCGCCCAACATCAAATAGTTTTGCATCGCTAAACCACCTTGTGGTGAAGGTACAAGAGCAAGTGGCTTGCTTACATGTAAAAATTGATCAGCAACTTCTATAAGTTTTGCAATAATTTCTTCTCCTGCAATCAATCTTATTGCAATTATGTCGTCCTTTTTTAGTGGAGTATCAACTAACATTATAATGTAAATCCTTTCAATGTGTCTTTGTCAACATCTTGCTTCAACCCGCCAATAATGTATGACTCAACTTCTGTTTCTTGTGGTGCTACCTGCAATCCTGCTGATGACAACCAATGCTGAGTCCACGGTAAAGGATTTGCATTAGCTGGACGATCAAACAATGGATCAAATCCAATAGCTTTTAATCTTTTGTTGGCAACAAATTCAACATATTGTCCTAAAAGATTATCGTTCAACCCAATGATTGATCCATCTTTCATTAAATGTTTTGCCCATGCTTTTTCTTCTTCAACACACAGTTTATACATTCTAACAACTTCATCTTTGCATTCATTGGCAATCTTCAACAGGTCTTTATCATCACCAGCGTGCCAATTTTTTATTACTTGTGTTGAAAGATTAAGATGTGTTGCTTCATCTCTAGCAATGAATGAAATAATTTTGGCTGACCCTTCCATTAGTTTCAGTTCGCCAAATGCAAATGTGCAAGCAAATGAAACATAGAATCGTAAACCTTCTAATATATTAACGTTTATCATAGCAAGGTACAGTGCTTTTTTAACTTCTTTGATATCGCCCTTGCCTTTAACAAAATAGTCTTCTGCAAGTTGTGAAAACTTGTCATAGTTTTCTGTAACAGATATTGCTCTTTTTATAATTTCTTCATCATTCAATATTGTGTTGAACACTTCACTTGGATCTGCATATACATTTTTCATAATGTGTGTGTATGAACGTGAATGAAGTGCTTCAAAGAAATCCCAAGTAACAATACAGCCTTCTAGTTCTGGATTAGAAACATATGGTAAAAATGCTAATGAAGGTCCTCTACCTTGCACACTGTCTAATAGTGTTTGGTATTTTAGATTAGATGTAAAAATATGTTTTTGTTCAGGGCGAAATGTTTGATAATCCGATCTGTCTTTTTGTAAAGACACTTCTTCGGGTCTCCAAAAATACCCAAGCATTGTTTGATTTAATTTGTCAAATGCAGGATATTTGAATATATCATATCGTTGAACGTTTTGGTCTGCACCAAAAAACATTGGTTCTTTAGTAAAATCTACTTCTTGTCTGTTGAATACGGTTTTGCTCATGTGTGTTAATTATATATTTTTTATTAAATTGTGTCAACACTCCCATCTAGAATTTTTATGGGCTACATGGATACAATGCTCAAGTTCTTTATACCAATGATCATGGTGTGTTAGTAACATTTGGTTGCGTAATATTCTAGGTGCAAGTGCTGTTCTGACTTGTTTATATCCCCCAATTGAATAATTGTCTTCGATTGCTACTTGAATTGCTTTAAATCGTTCAATTGGATCTTTGATTGCATCGTATGAATGATCTACAATGTCATCATACACATCAATTCCATGCTCTCTCATAATGTCTATAGTGCCTGCACATGATACAGCAATTAATTGTGCACCATAGTGTATTGCGTTATAACATTTTTCAGTTGCAAAAGATGTTTTATCAAACATGTAATCAGTTTCAGTTGCTATTGATGTGTTGGCTGAACCATATAAACTCGACATGTTTGCATCTTGGTCAAAGTTGTCAGCGCCTTGATCTAAATGTTTTGGTGTTTCAAAGTTTATCATTTTTTCGTCCCAGTCTGGAATAATTTGATTAGGATTGTAAGTTTGGTTCTGAGTTGTTGCTCTTTCACGGTAACTCCAGGCTGTTTTCCTAAGCATATTATTTTTTGATAACATGGCTATCGTTGCTAGTCTGTGTGGTTTATTATAGTTGTTTAAGCACAAAAAGGCATACTTTGGTTCTGCAACGTATGGCGGAATCTTTTTTGTTAATGTAATATAAAACAACGGATAACCAGGAAAATAAATGTGTGGTACATTATACATTTCGAATAGTGTTTCATCTTTTGTGTTATCTATAACAACACATCTATCTAACAAGTTAAAATTTTTTAAGTCGTTGTACAGGTCCATAAAATTTTGTGTGTCATGTATGTGTTCAACACTTTTATCTATTATAACAAAGTGCCCTGTTGAATAAGCATATTCTAAATGTTGTTCTAATGAAAATTTTGAATATTCTGCAGAGAATTTAATTTTATCATATGGTACTGAAATAACTGTCTTTTGATTAAACGGTGGTATAGTAAATTGATAATGAATTTGTGCTAGTGTATTCCAAAGAGAATTATAACAACAAAGAAATTTATCATTTGCAGGATGTTTGTAATAGTATGTGCTGATGTCACTATTGTCTCTTACTATTTTTTGCCTTTTGTAGTCTTTATAGAAATTTAGACCTGGCTCTGATGTATCGTGGGGGAAAGAAAATTTAGATTGCACAGGCATCACAGTACTCTTCGTATTCTTCGTCACTGCTAAACTCATCTCTAGATTTTTGTCCATTTAGTTCAGTGTGCTGTACTGTATCTTCTACTCCTTGTGGTTGAACTGTTTCTTCTTCGCCTTTGAAGTCATATGTATTTTGATAGTAAGAGGTTTTCCATCCTAACTTGTATGTTGATAATAAATCCTTTAACATTACACTCATAGGTACTTCATTGTTTTCATATTGTGTTGGGTTATAAGACCAGTTACCAGATATTGCTTGATCGAAGAATTTTTGCATCACTGATACTATATTAATATAACCATCGTTGTTAGGCATATCCCAAAGCAGTGTGTAATAGTTTTTTAGTTGTTGATATTGTGGCACTACTTGTTTGAGTGGACCTTTTTTACTTTTCTTTGTTGATAATAATGCACGTGGTGGTTCTATACCATTGGTAGCATTGCTAACCACAGAAGAACTTTCACTTGGCATTTGAGCTGACAGTGTTGAATGTCTCAATCCATGTTTACTAATGTTTGTTCGTAACCATTCCCAATCATACTGTAATTCTACATCAATAATTTTGTCTATATCTTTTTTATATGTGTCTATTGGTAGGATACCATCTGCATATTTTGTTCTATCAAAGTAATCACACTTGCCACGTTCTTTTGCAAGTAACATAGATGCTTTCAACAAATAAAATTGAAATGCTTCAGACAGCTGATGTGTTAGTTTCCATGCTTCTGGGTCACTGTATTTGACTTTGTTTTTTGCAAGATAGTGTGCTAAGCCAATGTAGCCAACACCCAATGAACGTCTTGCTCTTGTTGAAATCTCCGCCGCTTTTACAGGATAGCCTTGATAATCTATTATTTGGTCTAATGCTCTAACACTTAAATCGCAAATAGCTTCAAGGTCATCCAGTTCTTTCAATGCACCGACATTCACAGCACTTAAAATACACAATGCTATTTCGCCGTTGTCATCATCTAAATGACCTATTGGCTGGGTTGGAAGTGTAATTTCCTGACAGAGGTTGGACATGCGGATAGGATCTTTGAAAGAAGAGTGAGTGTTGGCATGATCTATATTCATGATATAGATACGCCCAGTTTCTGCTCTTTCCTTCAACAAGTCAGAAAACAATTCCATTGCTTTAACTTTTTTCTTTGGTGTTTTTCTGTCTGCTTCATATTTTAGATACAGTTCATCAAACTTTTCGTTGTCTACACCAAATACTTCGTACATGTCTTGCACATCGTGTGGTGAAAACAAAGTGATGTCGCCATCTTGTAGCAAACGTTCATAGAATAGTTTTGTAATTTGTATAGAATAATCTAATTTACGCACTCTGTTGTCTTCAGTGCCTTTGTTGTTTTTTAACACTAATATGTCTTCAATTTCTTGATGCCATATTGGAAAGTGTACAGTTGCTGAACCACCTCTGATGCCATTCTGTGTGCATGAACGCACAGTAGCTTCAAAAACTTTTAAGAATGGAACCACACCAGTGTGTGCTACTTCACCACCTCTGATTTTAGAGTTGATGCCTCTGATACGTCCTAAATTTAAACCAATGCCGGCACGTTGAGCAATATAATATCCTACAGCAGATGTAGATGAAAAAATTGATGGCAATGTATCATCAACGTCCACCAACACGCATGAAGCAAACTGTTTGATAGGCGTTCTTACTCCACCCATTACTGGAGTAGGTATGTTTATTAAAAATGTTGATATTGCATCATAATATTTTTTGATATATGACAGTCTTGTTTCTTGTGGATAATTTGCAAACAAAGTTGCCGCAATCATCATGTACATAAACTGTGGGGTTTCATATACTTGTCCAGTGCTTCTGTCTTGTACAAGATACTTGTCAACAACCTGTCTAAGGCCTGCATATGTAAAGTCTAAATCTCTATCATGCTTAATCCAAGTGTTTAATTTTTTAAGTTCTGTTTCTGTGTAGGAATCTAATATAGCTTTGTCATACACATTACGTCTAACATTTTCTTTGATAATTTCTATAAATGGTTTGGGTTGAAACTGACCAAATACTTCTTTGTAAATGTTCCACAGTAGTAATCTTGCGGCCGCATATTGATAGTTAGGATGCTCAAGTGTAATTAGATCATTAGCTGAACGTATTAATATGTCCTGTATGTCTGTAGAAGACATGTTGTTTGTGAATTGTATTTGTGAATTCATTTCGATTTGGGATGCTGATACACCTGTAAGTCCTTCACAGGCTTGTTCAACAACGAAATGCATTTTATTAACTTCTAATGGTTCTTTTGTACCGTCTCTTTTTGTGATGTTTATTTCTGTTGCTCTGTTCATTATTTCTTTTTGTTAAGGATTCGTCCTGTACTTATATTATAGCCAAAAGGCTCTTTAGTAAACGATATTTTTTAGTAGTTAGTGGATAATTAGATCTAAACGAAAGTGCGTGTTAGATACTTCATTGTTGCGGCTGAACCAGTGCTTGTAGAAGTGTATTGCAGAACGCCAGATGATGTAACGCTGAACACAATGCCTACATCAGAGTTTTGAGTAAAATCGTCTGTTAAGTTGAATGATGATGATGTGCCTGTAATTGTTATGGTGCCTGTTCTGTTGCCTGCACCTCTTGTGACAGTATAATGATATTGGAAAGAAGCAACTCTGTGAAAGTCGTGCTGTATGACATTGCTGTTAATATCGGTGACGTTTACTGCCGCCGCTTGGTTATCGCTTAAAGTCACTGATACTTCTACAGGTGATTCGTGATAGATATTGCCTGCAAATTCACTGACGTCACCATCTCTATGAAAGAAGTTTCCATATGCAAAGTTATGTCCATTGTTGAACACAAGACTAGGTACATCGGATGAATCATCTGTGAATTTACCCACTGATCTAAAAGAGCAACCTTGCACAACATTGCCTGCAGGATTACCACCGTTTGCGTGTATCTTGACAGCTTCTACATCTATATTATCAAACCTAGTGCTTGTCAAAACCACTCCTGAAGGGCCAGTAACTTTGTTCGCTGTAGAGCCATCGGATTGTTCTGCCAAATTAATTGCTCTGTGCATTTGTACAAATTCACTAGAGTTAACGAATATGTCTTCTATATCATCACTGCTTTCTATTCCTGTGTGCGTAGCTTCAAATGTGCATCCACTAAAAGATATTCTTCTTGTTGTGTGTGCGGCTGTTGTGAATAATTCAATTGCAGATTTTGCCAACGTTGAATCGTTTCCTGTTTGGTTAGTAAATCCTCCTATCCAGTGACATTCAGTAAAATGTAAATCATGTGTTTGTGATATATTCATTATGTTTTGACTATGATCAGTTTTGAAACAAACACCTTGTATTCTTATACCATTTGGATTCTCTGCTCCATCATTGCCTATGTTTCCTCTTGTATTACCATTCCTATCAGCAAATTCAAACACATAGTCTAATGTGTTGTCGTTACTTTTAAGTATAGTAGAAGTAGGCCCATCTCCCAGTATAGTTGCATGCGGGTAAAACTTGATGCTTTGACTTTTTATTAGATATGTTCCACCTGGAAAATAAAGTGTTCGTCTTTCTTTAAATGCTGTGGTTGTATCAACTGTGTAGGTGTTTGCTATTGCTCGGTTGATAGCCGCTGTATCATCAGCTATACCATCTCCTATCGCACCAAAGTCTTTGACCGAAACCCAATCATCTAGTTTTTGTTGCAGTGTCCTAACAACTTTTGAATTTGAATCAACTCCAGTAACCACTGGGTTGTCTGTGTTACCTCTAAATGTGTAAGTGTTTGCTACACTTAATATATTGTCATCTTCTGTGATAATTTTAGTGTTGCCAACTTCTGGTGCACCGTCTGCCGTTGTGCCGTTTCCTATGAAAAGCTCTTGTGTGTCTACAGCAAAGCCTAGTTCGCCTGCAGAAAGCTGTGGAAGTTGTTCTTTCAACCCACGTCTGTGTTGTATTCTAGAAATTTGAGTAATAGCCATTTGTAGTATTTATTGACTAGAGTTTATAGAATTTTCCTACTCGAGTTAGCCATTTATCTAACCAATAATCATAGTGGCTTGGCTCTAGGTCAAACTGCTGATAGTTTAAATCACGTGAACACATAAAAATGTGTCCTTCACGTATTTTTGTACCGTATACTTCATTGTGTGCTTCTGCATACGCCACTAATTGCAGATAGTAGTCTTCTACCCACTCTTTCTTCTTTGGCTTGTTTGTTTGCTTAAAATCCATTATTGCAGGTTGATCTTTGTACACACCCACTAGATCTGCTGTTCCTGAATACAATCCAGGAAAATACAGAGCTTGCTCAATTCCCCATATTTCTGTGACGTTCACAAGACCATTTTGTATGATTTGATCAGCCATTTTATTTGCTTGTAAATGCACTAAGTTTGTGCCAGGCACTCTTTGTTCACCTACCAAGAAACGTTCTAGGTTACCATGCATAGCAGAGCCTACACCTGACGCTTCTTTTACAATTCTGCTAGCTGTTTCGTGTCCAACTCTTTCTTTCCACTCATTGATGTGAGTCATGTCTTTTGTTTTGCTTAAAATAGTTGTTACAGATGGCACTTTATCTCCATTGGGTGTTTGGTACACCCTAGAACCTTCTGCATTAATTTGTTTGAGTGTGTGATACTCAAACTTCTCCACAAATGGAGGAGGTGCTTTTATATTATTATTTGTACTCAAAGTTTTGCGTTGTTGGGTTAATTTTGATTAATCGTGCTCCATTCCTTATATGAAAGTGTGTAGCCATTGGAGTCAAAGGTGATAGAGTAATTACACTCTCTATATCAGTTTTTTCTTTGATGTATTTTAGCAACTCTTTCATTATTTTTTTGCCTGCTCCTTTTTTGAGAGACCATAAAGTATAAGCAACAGCTATTTCAGATTCTTCATTAGGCACGCTCATCAATTCTAATTCTTTTACTGTTGTTGGTATTTCGCGAGTGAATGCTACACAAACCACTCCTTCTATGTGATTTGAATCTCTCTTAAGTCCAAAAACTTTTCTACCGTTTGTGATTCTGAATTCATTGCTCAGTTCAGGACGCACTGGATCATCATCAGGATTTATTTCATTCAACTGCACCAATTCAGTTTTTTCAGTCCATGACCAAAAGTCAAAATTGTATT